TTCCCTTCTTCATCTATTACTTTATTTGGATCAACAAGGGTTATATTATCATAGTCAAATTCAACTAAAATGTTTTCTCCGTTATCTACCATAATAAAAAAAGTAATTGTTTAACTCGTTATTGTAATCCTGTAATGATGTTAGTAAAGGAAATGGAATTGTCAATATAGCACCATCAGGTATAGACCATTCAGATCCAGAATATTGAGGATTTGCTTGTTGTATTAACCACCCAAAAAATGGGGATCCGTAATACTGGAAAGATATTTTATCAAGTCTTGATTGACCAACTCTATAAATATAATTTTTATCTGTAGATTTAGACGGAAGATCAATATAAGGAACCACCTCTTGGGTTCCATTATTCAAAAATTTATTGTATCTATTGTAATATTGTAAGTTCATTTTAATTAAATTTTATTTTACCATCAAAAGTCTTAGGATTAGCATTAACATTATTTGTTGAGTATAACTCGGTAATTCTAGTTTTTTGTTGATCTGTTCCCGCAGTTGTAAGAACGTAATTTAGTTTATATGAAGTCGTTTCGTTAATTGGATTTTTAATTAAATTTTTGTATTTTTCATTTTCTTTTATTTTTGTAACAGAAAATCTTTCTTTTGTTTTTTCCGTGTAAAAATTAAATAAATTTGTACAATACTCAGAAGCATCATTAACCGCTTTTTCAGCAACACTCTTATCACTATATATAGTACTGTTTAATATATAATTTTTAAAATCGGTTAACTTTGTTTGATCTGAAAAAGTTTGAGCCATTACTTGATAAAACCTATTTGATTGGTCATCATTTCCAGGTTGGAATGCGAACGTTCTTATATTTCTTTCTTTATCATCAGGTCTATCTTTCCACCCTTGATCAAAAAAAGTCGCATCTGCTTTATTGTAGATATTATCCTTTAAGTCCAATCCTAATATTTCACTAGATTTTACAATACCGTTTTCTTCAACAAAAAACTCGTTATGTTTGTTTTTTATTGCGGTATATGCGTCCTTTAATGCAACAAAACTATCTATTGATCCGGATGTTATTCCAGACAAATTATATGTATTTGAAACGTTATCCGTATTTAAAGATCCATCAGTTTTTGTTAATAACAAATTAAATTGTCTGAAAAATTGAACGTACTCTTCTTGAATGGAGACTAATCCTTTTAAGTCATTATTTATATTTAATGAAAACTCAGATTTTTTACTGTTAATAAACGAAATTAATTTATCAGATATTTCTCTTTTATCTCTGTTGTTTAATTGTGTTTTATACTTATCAATAACAGTTTTCATAAAAGGATCTGATTTATCTGAAACATCCTCTAATGTTTTCCTAAATAACCTATCTAATTTAGTTTCAGTTCCTCTAGATTTTCCATAGATAAAAACTTCTTGTTTTTGTCCAAATTCATCAAAATTACCACTTAAGTAATCTTTTTCTAAAAATAACATATAAATAAGACCAATATTATTATTTTTTACTATCGTTTCGTGGGTGTTTATAAAACTATCAAAATATTCAACAGTTTTAGCCCAGAATGAATTTATAGACTTGGTATAATCAATATCTGTATTGTTTACTATAGTTCCTATGGTTGATCCTCCTTTTTTTGGAACCGGATTTTTTACTTCATTAACTTTTACCGGAGGTTGGTTAGCAAGAATTTTTTCAACGACGTATTTGTCTCTGGCACTAACATCTTCAGTTGCTGTCGCTCTTTCGTCATAAATTTCAGTATTAGCGTAAAAATTAAACGATAACGCATTTTGTAATTCCTCAACAGGACCTTTTAGTCCGTGTCCTCCTATAAAATCAAAACTTAAATTAACATCCACAATCATAGGTTGCATTCCAATTCCTTCTGGGTTAATATCGTATTTTGCATCGTCGTATTTGAAAGTTAAAGAGTTAGGAACTATTTTACTGTGGTAGAAATCGCCAATTCTTAATACCAAGATAGGTGGTGCTCCAAACGAAGTATTTAAAGCATCATTATACTTTGGTCTTCCGTCGGCACCAATAATAGGAATTGTCTGTCCTGGTCTAACGCATTGATTTAAGAAAGTTAATCTTCCATTTAATCCCTCTGGGGTTGTTGAATGGAAAGCTGGGGTAAAGTATTTAATCTTATCTTTAATTGATTGGAATATCATAGGATCAGATTCTTTTAAAACCTCAAAATAATCACATTCAGAAAATAAATGTCTTAATACTTTTTTTGATATACCGTCTTTTATTTTTTGTTCTACCGTGATATTAGGAGAAGGTTTAATTGCGTCTGACGGATTAATTTTAACGTTTTCATTACCACCAGTACCTTTTTTATCTTCTACTTTTTTATCTTCTACAATTACTTCGTCTGGTGGGTCTGGTAATTTTTTTGCAACGATTGAGGTAATTGCAACTCTTCTACAAGCCATTGGTGGTATTGAGTACCATTCGGCAAAACTTGTTCTTTTATATTGGTTTGGACCGACTAATTCTCTTACGTTAACCCCACAATCCACGCTTGAGGAAAGAAAACTATCCTTTCCTAAACTATCTACTAATGTAATATCGGTTTGGTCTGGAGAAGCATTCGCGTCGGCATTTGTTTTTAGAATAACAGTTTCTTCACCTTTTGGTGTAAATTTTAATTTAAATTTACCTGACTTAACGTAATCCCCAATAGTTTTACCTGGTTCTACTTCTTGTTTTTCTAACCATTGATTAACGGAATCATTTCTTCTTTCTGAAATATCAACGTTATAACCGACACTTGCTGTAGCTGAAGCGGATCCAGTTAACCCTAAAGTTATTTCACCCCCTTCTTTTAATATTTTTTTTACCCCATCTAAAAACCCACCTTTTAAAACCTCAAAATTACCTTTAACAATTTGAGTAAAGAAGGTTGGGATTGCAGATCTTTCATATGTTGTAACACTACCATTATAAGTTATAACACCCCCTTTAGGTCCTTCAGTCTTATCGTCTGTTAAATAAACTTTATCTGGAGCACTATTCACGTATTCAACAACTTGTCTTCCTCCGTTACCATCAGTTCCAACATATGAATCATACCAAAACTGAAAATCATTCGTTGCGGTTTTTCCATAGGTGCTGGCTCCTGTTGTTGAGTTAGGTGCGTTATTATCAAAATACCAACCATACCCAATAAATTTATTTAATTCTGGAGCGTCAACAAGTTGTGTTGATGTTTCATTTTTAGTTTTTGATTCACTACTGATGGCAACATCTGTATTATTCGCATTATTTCCGCCTCCAGTATTTTGATTTTTATTTTCCGGAGATTGTGGGATTTCAAAAGCTACTTTACCCAATTCTTCGGAAGTTAATCTTGGGTTATTTAAAACTTGTTGGTATGTAAACAAGTCTCTTGTTGGTATTGTATTAAATTTAATACCTAATTCATATAAATCATATTTTAAACATCCGGCAAAAAATGAATTTAACATAGAATCAACTTGTTCTTTTGGAATTTTTTTAAGTTGTTTTTGTACTATTGTATTCATTACTGAAGGATGATCCACAACCATTTTGAACCCTATACTTCCACTTCTTGTTGTATTTTTATATGTATAAATAGGTTCTGGTCTTCCAAGAAAAGTTGTTGAGTTAAAGGATGGTTTTGAGTCGTCACTAAATGTTAACCCATATGGTGGAAACCACATTATTCTACCTCCATTTGGTCCTCTCTCACAAACAGGAAGATCGTCATAGGTATAGCCTGGTCTGTCCGATGTTCTCCAAGCAAGATTCTCAATTGAGAACATATATTTTTTAACTTTATTATCAATAATATTTGTTGATCCTGGATTTTTAAGTGGAGCAATATTCAAATTGTAAGTGTTGTCAATAATTGAATAACTGAATTTTCTTCCAGAATTTGTTATTCCATCTGATTTTTGTAAATCACCATATGTGTAATATGGAGTATCTTTAGTAAAAATTCTACAATACTCAATACCGGCTTCACTACCATCGGAATTATCTTTATATGATAATACTTGTGAACCTTTTGTTATTTCTTTATATCCATCATTAAAGACCTTTGAGACTTGATTAATAGCGTTACCAACGTGTTTTAATCTTGTTCCCCCTTGTACGTTATCCGCAGAGTTTATTAATCTTTGTGTGTCGTCCAATATTGAACCTTCTCTGAAGTTTGTATCCGTTGATTGATACTTTTCATAGTCGGTTTTTATTACGTTATATTCTTCATCAACTGACGTTACCTTACCACCAACACCAACTTTAAAACCAGCATTTGGTTTATATTTTGGTGATGTCCAAACAAATTGTCCGGCAATACCACCACCATCAGTTAACGCTTTTCCTGCTAAACCGTTCTGTATTTTATTTTGATTTCCTTCATATAAAATACCTAACTCCTGTGGACCATAAACAATTGTACTAATTTGTCTTCCTCCAGGCCCTACCGGCATTTGATTCGCCGGTGAATCAATTTTTGATGGTTCAGCTTCCGGACTTCCAACATAATAACCACCAGTGTTTGGTTTGTTAGGATCCAAAATCCTATCAAGTCCGGTTGTTATACTTTGTATTGGACCTCTTGTATATTTTGGTCTATATTTGTTATAATCTAAAGATGAAAATAATATAGATCTTTGCCCGTTTCCAGTATTTGCAACAAACGTTTCTGATGGGTTTCTAAAATTATCTAAAATCGGTCCTAATAATCCACCAGTTAATGGGTTTATAACATTAAGAGCCTTTTCTAATTTTGGTGCTTGTATATTGACATCATTAAAATAATTTCCCGGTATTAAAGATGAGGGAAAGTAAGTTCCAGTTAATCTATTAGCAAATGAAACCGCAGCCCCTAATGGGTTTTCAGGTTCACTAATGGTCCAATTTTTTTCAACAAATGGTTCTTTACCTGAAGCAACCAAAGCGGCTGTTGTAGGATCAGTTAAAGAATCTAAATTTATTCTACCTATTGTATTTTTTGTTATTTGAGCGGCAATTCTTTCCTCAAATAAACCTTTAAGGGTACTTGCTCCGATTCTCGCAAGGTATGTATCTTGAGATAAAGGACCGTTAGATCCTGTAGGGTTTTCGTTAAATACCAGATCATAGGTTGAGTATGATGATGAAACGAATGATGATGGATCCCAATAAGGTTGGTATAGTTTTGGGTTACCCACAACATCTGTTATAATAACTAAATTATTATAACCACCTTCTGGACCATAAACATTTTGAATATATGCAGCATCTATAAAAAATTCATTAATCAAATCCATTTGAGTATCATTAGGTCCGTACGGTCCTTTATTTGACTCAACTGGATATGGAGCTCCGGGTAAGGAATATTTTCCTTGAAATCCTCCGTCCGGACCATATTCGTTTAATGAATATAATGAATTTGCTAAATTATTTGTTGAAATTAAAGTGTCTGGGGAGTCAACAACGCTAGTAACCGTTAGGTTTGTTTCGTAATTAACGGCTCCACCTCCAGGTGAAAAAACACCAGGTACCTTGTATGGTTGCAAATTTCTTGCAATTAATTGATTTCTAAAGGTAGATGAGGATGAAAACGATAAACTACTTTCTGACATTTTTTATATTATAAATACTTTTTTTATGGTTTTATTCGTTCATACCACTACTAGTTTTGTAAGTTCCATACGCTTTATCAAAAATCCCCATATTCGCTTGGTCGGTCATAAATTCTGTAACACCGTCTTTAATTTCTTTTTTAATATCTTCGTTAGGGACTCCGGTTGAATTTCCTTTTATTTCAATTTCTTGTTTTATATTAAAAGCAACTTCTAATTTTCTAACGTATTCGGATGCTTTTGATTGTATAGCGTTTAACGTATCTAAAACTCCTCCTGGTTGACTTTCAGTTTCTCTAACCGCAGGTTTACCCGTTACTGATTCGTATTCTTGGCCGGCAGCATATTTGGCTCCGGTTAAACCAGTTTTTAATCCTTCAATACCAAAATTACCTAATAATGCGAGGTTTTTTGCGATCGCTCCAGGTAATTCATTTTTTAAACTAGTTAATGATTCGCTAATTTTATCGACACTGAAACCTCCGGTCGCTAAATTAACGGCTTCTTTTTCTATTGGACCTAAAATGTCTGTTACTCCACCCCTTACTCCTTGTGTTGATATTTGATCGGTAAAACCTTTAGTAATTTCATTTACCGACTTCATCGCCGCATTTGTTGCTCGTTGTAGTGGAGCGGCACTCGCGGCTCCCATTCTAATGGCTCCTTGACCAGCTGCGGTATTTGCCGCAATTTGTTTTTGTACGGTTAACTGTTCAATTGCAAGTTCTTCTGCCGTTTTATTTTGGTTGGTTTGTTCTTCTTTTAATTTATCTATTTGACTTGCGGTTAGATTTTCAACATCAACCTCTTTTCTTTCTCCAGTTTTTTCATCTGTTATTGAAACGACCGCCCTTCCATCTTTCATTTGAGACATATTTGCAAGTAACATCCTGTCTTCCTCAGATGCCGCAAGACTAGGGAATCTTATCTTACTCATTTTCATATCCAAATCAGCACTTTTCAATGCCATATTAGAAAATTCCGCTGCCGTCATACCTAAACCTTCAGCAACCGCTTTCATCTGAAGTTTTGCTCCTGGTAAAATTTCAAATCCAGACCCGTCGGCTTTCATTCTAGTAAATTGTTGAGAAACTTTAACCATTTCATCTTGTAGGGCGGTAGGATCATTAAGTGCCATATCCATAGCAGATAATGGATCAAGTAATGCACTTGACTGAACTCCTAATTGTTGTAATGTGGATGAGAACTTAATAGCTGCCTCAGGGTCCATTAAACTATCGGCCTGACTCAATACTTTTTCCATATTAACCCCAAGCATTTCAGACTGACTAACCATTTTAGTAAGTCCTTTAATACCCCCCTCAAAATTCATAGTATTTAATCTTGAGATATTTTCAAGTACTTTACCAGTAACCGCCGTAACATTGACCCCCACACTTCTAGCGTAGTTTGCAACATCCGCCATATTTTTACCGACCTTATCTAAATTAACACCAACTGATTTAAATTTTTCGGCTAATTCCCCAGCACTTGAGTTTGTAAGTTTTGATGCTGCCCCCAGATCTGCCATAGTTTCTGTTGATAACGTTGTATTAACTTTTAACTTATCTGAAACACTTGCAAACGCCGTTAACGCTTCTTGTTCTGAAAAACCTAACTTTACCATTTCAGGTACGGTGTCGGCAATAAAAGTTCTTAAATCTTGAGATCTAGCACTTCCAATCCCCATACTATTAGCCAATGATTGGGATTGATCAGCTAAAGATGTTATATCCCCTAAAAGATTTTCTCCTGAAAATGTACTTTGGATTTTTCCCCATAAATCCCCTGCCGCACTAACAGGATCCATTAATGATTCGGCAGAAATATCCAATCCCGAATATGCTTGCGAAGTTGTTTGGCTTTCAGTATTCTTTTCCTTAGTTAAAGAAGCGTTTTGTGATTGAAGGGATTGTTTCTCCTTTTCAAGACTGTCTATGATTTTTTGTGCTGCATCTAAATCTTTAGGTTTTTGTGGTCCCATCCTTAATGTTTTTTAAAATAAATATTTGCAATTAAGTTTTACTTGGATTTATATCTTCCAATAATTTTTGTAGTAAGAATTTTCTAACGTAAGTTGGTATTGACATAAACTCACTATACTGCATACGTAGATATTTTGCTAAATAAAAGAATTCCTCATTAAGAAATTTAATGTAATTAGAAGAAAGGCCGAAAAAATTCCACCCCAAAGGCGATTGTAACATCTACCTTTTCTCCTGACGGGGCTATAATTGTTCTGTTTAGGTCAAGTTTAGGTTCATTTTCTTTCATAAAAGTTCTTATAAACTTAGAATCTCCAATTGGCATATTTTGACAAAAAACACTTATATCTCCTTGATCTTTACTCCCATCAATTTCAACAATCATTTTACTTAATCTTGTTGTTACTGTTGGGGGAGTATATCCTTTAGGGTACATATTTACAATGTTATCCACTGACATAGTATCCATTAAACTTAATAGTTTTAATTTAATGACCGACCCTGATCTGGGTAATTTAACGGTAAAATATCCACTTTCATCCGGATCCACATTTGATTTAACAATATTTAATTCATCCAATAATATTGTTGATTCAAATTGTTTGTTTGTTTTTGGATCGGTACTTACTATTCTGTATTCAGCCCCAAAAGACGTATTTCTTAAAAACAATAAAATCGCTTCAACATCTCCTTCTAACAATTCTTCAGGTCTGATATCTGGTTCGTAAATTTTACTTCTTAATAAAGGAATTACAACCGCCTCATTTATTGATTTTTTCCCATCAATGTTTGCAAGAATATTTTCATCACTCGCAGTTAAATAACCAACTTTAATTGATTTCTTTTTTGATTTATAAAATGTTCCTCCTGAAGGTAAACTCACAATGTCGTGTGGCAATGTAAAGTTTTGTTGTCCATAGTTTGCTAAATCTTGATCCATATTTTTATTTTTATTATTATTTTATGTTGCATAAAAAACCGCACTCTTATTAAAGATATGCGGTTAATATTAAAAGTAAATTTATTTCAATATACTAATATACAACGATCCATAACAATTGTTGAAGTAATTGTTGCGATCTCATCTCCACCGTATTTTAATGATCCACCATCATATCCTTTTAACCAAGCTCCTTCTAAAATCCATTTCTCAACAACAACCCCAGTTGGATCTAACATCTCAAGATCAACGTTTTTCTTATACCCAGCAGCATAACCCATACGACCAGTTACAGATTCAGCACAAGTTCTAATCCATTCCATAACCGCTTGTGTTGCAGATGGACCGATTGGATCTCTAAACGTTACTGCTAATTCACCCCAAGTAAAGTTACCGGCAACATAAGTTTCAGTATTTAAGAAAGGAATTTTAACCGAGTTAATTGATAATTTAGGTCTTGACGTACTTTCAACGTACCACTCATTGATCCCCAATGATGAAGGAAATCTTAAAATCCATCTATTGTTACGTTTTGGTTCGTAAGGAATAGGCATTTTCATTAACAAATCAGCCATAATTTCTATTTTTTAAT